TCCGCACCGTCAAAGTCGAGGTAATATCCCGTGTCAGGATGGTTCTCGTCATAGGTAGCATCCCCGAAGTGCCAAGTAACACCCGACTGGACAGACTGCTGTGACCATGCGCGGAGTGTGTTGTTGTATTCCTGCGTGGAAAGGGCGTTGTTGGCATTCTCAAGAAAACTTGTTCCGTCTGTCACACTTGAGACATCCCAGCCGCTAATCTGAAGGCCAGTGAGGTTGGTGCAGTTTCGGAACATTTCGTTTATAGACGTAACACTAGAAGTATCAAACGCAGAAACGTCCAAAGATGTTAAGCTGGTGCAGTTTACGAACATACGGAACACATCCGTAACATTAGAGGTATCAAAGCCAGAAACGTCCAAAGATGTTAAGCTGGTGCAGTTTAGGAACATAAACCTCATAATCGTAACGCTAGAAGTGTCGAACCCAGAAACGTCCAAGGATGTTAGGTTGGTGCAGTTTTGGAACATTTGGGACATATTCGTAACACTAGCTGTGTTAAAACCAGAGACGTCCAAAGATGTTAGGCTGGAGCAGTCTCTGAACATGCCTACCATATTCGTAACGCTAGATGTATCAAAACCAGAAAGATCCAAGGATGTTAAGCCAGAGCAGTTGTAGAACATAAACTGCATATTCGTAACACTAGCTGTATTAAAACCAGAAACATCCAAGGATGTTAGGTTGGAGCAGATTCGGAACATGTTTTGCATAAACGTAACACTAGAGGTATCAAAACCAGAGACATCCAAAGATGTTAGGCTGGAGCAGATTCGGAACATCGAAGACATATTCGTAACATTAGAGGTATCCGCCGTACCTCCATCAAACGCCGTCATGTTGGAGCAGCCATAAAAAGCCGAATTTAAATTCTCCCAACCAACATCTCCAAGGTCCACCACCTCATCTACCAGCAGCTTGTCCCCGCCATCGTTGAAGTAGATATTCGGGAACGTCCCCGTTATGGTGATGGTGTATTGCCCCGCCGTGGTGTAGCTATGGGCTAGGTCTGCATCATTGTAAGCTGTGATGCTGGAGGTTGCCCCACCGTCGCCCCAGTCAATCGTAGCGTTGAATGTGCCTACGTTCTGACAAGGGATCGTGAAGGTCTGAGGGCTTCCGGTGGTGGTGATTTTGAAGATAAAGGCCATTATGCTCTGCCTCCGT